GAACGGATTACAAGTAGGAGCATTTGCAGCATGTTCTGTAATTGCAACTCCTACACCAACAATTACAACAACTCCTTCACCAACACCAACTTTTGCTTTCTACACATATAGTTTAGGTTCAGGTGCAACCGCAAACGACGCTTGTATTGATTTTGGAGATTCACCACAAACAGTCTATGGTACAGTTGCGGGTGGTATCGGACCAAACATCGGGGAGACACTTTATCAAACACCAGGTAATCCACCAACTAATCCAGTTGCTGATGGATACTACTCAAACGGAACCGCATGGTTTGAAGTATCGGGTGGTTCGGGCTTAATTACATCAAGTGACCCTAACGGATGCGATTAATTAAAAATTAAAATAAATTAAAACCCTCTACTTTCGTGGAGGGTTTTTTATTTTTAATACAAAATACATTTTCAATGAAAATATTCGTACAAATTGCTTCTTACAGGGACCCACAACTTGTCCCCACAATTGAGAACATGGTGGAAAATGCCAAGAAACCTAAAAATTTGGTTATTGGTGTTGCACGACAGTATAGCGAATCAGATGGTTTCGATAATTTAGACAAATATAGGAAAGATAAAAGATTTAGAATCTTGGATATTCCTTATCAAGAAGCTAAAGGTGTTTGTTGGGCTAGACATTTGGTGCAACAATTATATGATGGTGAAACATACACACTTCAGATAGATTCGCACATGAGATTCGTAAAAGATTGGGATGATATCCTAATCAAAATGATAAAGGGTCTACAGAAAGACGGGTATAAAAAACCTTTACTTACGGGTTATGTACCCTCTTTTGACCCTGAAAATGACCCTGCGGGTAGAGCACAAGATGCGTGGAGGATGGTATTTGATAGATTTATCCCTGAAGGAGCGGTTTTCTTCTTACCCGAGACAATACCAGGTTGGAGAGAAATGACAAAACCCGTACCTGCAAGATTTTACTCCGCACACTTTTGTTTTACAGTAGGAACTTTCTCGAAAGAGGTACAACACAATCCTGAGTATTATTTCCACGGTGAAGAGATTTCAATTGCCGCTAGAGCATATACTTGGGGTTATGATTTGTTCCATCCACACCTGCCAATAGTTTATCATGAGTATACTCGTAAAGGTAGAACTAAACAATGGGACGATGACAAAACTTGGGGAGACAAAAATAAACATTCTCATTTAACAAACAGAAAGCTATTCGGAATGGATGGGGAAAAACAAGAGGGTCATGATGGTCCCTATGGTTTCGGACCAATCCGAAACTTTAGGGAATATGAAAGATATTCTGGATTATTATTCGAAAAAAGAGCGGTAGACCAACATTGTATTGATAAAAAATACCCACCAAGTCCAAGAATCGAGGACGAAGAAGATTGGAAGAAAAGCTTCTCTACAATATTCAAACATTGTATTGACGTGGGATACCCAAGTGTTCCTGAAAAAGATTATGATTTTTGGGTTGTCGCATTTCACGGACCTGACGACCAAACCTTGTTCAGAAAAGATGCGGACAAAAATGAAATTGCAGGATTCATGAGAGACCCTGACAAGTATTGTAAAATTTGGAGAGAGTTTCCAACTACTGTATTACCTAATTATTGGGTAGTTTGGCCCCACTCAGAATCTAAAGGATGGTGTGATAGATTGACTGGTCAATTAACTCATAATCACATAAGTTAATGAAGTTTAAAGATATACCTAAGTTTGTTGTCAATTTGGATAGAAGAGTTGATAGACTTGAAAGTATTTCTTTCGAGCTTTCATATTTGGGATGGGAATGGGAGAGATTTTCAGGAATTGACACCAATTCATATATGGGAATAACTCGCTCAACCTTAGAGATAATAAAAATTGCTAAAGAGAGAAATTATCCTCAAGTTATGATTATTGAGGACGATTGTTCTGCGATGCCCTATGCTAATAGTTTATTGGATAAAATAGAATCCGAATATCCTAATTTGGAATATGCAATTTTCAATTTAGCTCCTACACAGAACCGCGAGATAAAAATATCTAGCGAATATAAATTATTGCTCGATATGACTAATACACCCCCTGCACCTGAAGATGCCCGTGGTATATACGCAGCGAACATGATTATTTATGACCAATCCATATATGATGAGATGTTTGATATTGCTCTCACAGGATTTTCAAGTGGTGATTTCTTTCATGCTTTAGATGATTTTACGTGGAAGTTTATTGTTCAAAAGAAACAAAGTTATTGTCCTATTTTGCCGATAGCACCACAAAAGGCAGGATATTCTAATATTTCAGAAGGTATGTATGGTAATTGGTATCTTCAAACATATAATTGGAACAGGTGGACCGAGGTTAAAATACCAAACGAGTTCATGGATGAAGGAAGAGTTATGGAAATGAAAAGAAAAAAAGAATATAAAGATTTTTATTATGTCAGTTAAGTTTATTACTTCAATATACAGTGATTTATATGGAACTGAGTTTGGAGGCAGACCAAATAGAGGTGGTCATTATAGATTTAGTTTATTGTCACTTATAAAAATGACCGACGCTGACTTTCTCTGTTATACCTCGGATAGAGAAATAGATTCTCTCAAAAGATTTTTTTATGAAGAACATTCTATTGACTCCACAAAATTGAAATTCGAAGTTTTTGATATTTCAAACACAAAGTTTAAAGATTTAATCAACCAATACAAAGTAGTTGAGGATATCAAAAGAGGGGATAGATGTATAGAAATCCAATATTGTAAGTTTCATTGGTGGTGGAATGAAGATAAATCATATGACTATTATTATTGGATTGACGCTGGATTATCACATTGCGGGTTGATACCTTTAAAATATCTAAAGAGTGAACATATGATGGCGAGATATTATGAGAGCACTCTTTTCAATAATGACTTTCTGAAAAATGTAATTGAAGATACAAAAGATAAGTTCTTAATATTAGGAAAAGAAAACGTGAGGAATTATTGGTCGGGAACTGTCAATGCAAAGTGGTATAAAGAATATGATAGGTCTATACATATTATAGGTGGACTTTTTGGTGGACATAAATCCAAATGGGATGAGATTGTTAACTTGTTTGAAGACTATACGACTAAAATAATTTCCGAAGATAAAGGTTTACCACATGAGGAAAACGTTATGACTTTGATGTGGTACAACCACACTGAATTATTTGAAAGAAAACATTTTGATATTTGGTGGTGCAAAGATAATGCACCTAGAGGTACATCTGAAGAATTGTTCCAAAATAATAAAAGTTTCTTTAGAATCTTAGAAGAATTCAATAGGATATATGAGTAATATTACTTTAGTGACTGGTATATGGGATATTGGTAGGTCTGAACTTTCTGAGGGATGGTCAAGACCCTACAATCATTATTTAGATAAGTTCGAACAATTATTAAAGATAGATTGTAATTTGATTATTTTTGGTAGTAGAGAATTGGAACAATTTGTTTTAGACAGAAGAGATATTTCCAAAACTCAATTTATATTTAGGGATTTATCTTGGTTCAGAGAGAATGAGTTTTTCAATAGGATTCAAGAAATTAGAACAAATCAAGATTGGTTTAATTTGTCTGGTTGGTTAAAAGATTCAACGCAAGCTAAGTTAGAAAATTATAATCCTTTGGTTATGTCTAAGGTTTATCTTTTACATGATGCGAAGATTATGGATAGATTCGATTCTGAACATTTATTTTGGATAGATGGAGGTATAACCAATACTGTTCATCCAGGTTATTTCACACATGACAAAGTAATTGAAAAACTTTCAAAATATATTTCGAAGTTTTCATTTATATGTTTCCCATATGAAGCAAACAACGAGATACACGGATTTGAATATAATCAACTGAATAGTTTAGCGGGTGCTAAAGTCAACAAAGTTGCAAGAGGGGGCTTTTTCGGTGGGCCAAAAGAGTCAATTTCAGATATCAACTCAATTTATTATGGTTTGATGAAAGAAACTTTATCCAAGGGATTGATGGGTACTGAAGAATCAATCTTTTCAATAATGACTTACAAACACGCCGATTTGATAAACTACTTTGAAATAGAGGGAAATGGTCTGATTGGAAAATTCTTCGAGGATTTAAAGAACGATGAGTTGAAACCAAAGAGTGAGTCTGTAGTTAAGAGTGTCAACAAATTAGATATAAATAAAGTCGGCTTGTATGTTATAACTTTCAATAGTCCCAAACAATTTAAGACATTGATTGATTCAATGTTGGCCTATGATAAGGATTATATAAATAAAACAAAAAAGTTCTTATTAGATAATTCTAGTGATGAATCAACTTTTGGTGAATATAAATTATTGTGTGACAAATACGGGTTTGAACATATTAAAAAAGATAATTTGGGAATATGTGGCGGTAGACAATTCATTGCAGAGCACTTCAATGATACTGATTTAGATTATTATTTATTCTTTGAAGATGATATGTTTTTTTATCCTGACGAAGGAGTTTGCAGAAACGGATTTAACAGATACGTTCAAAACCTTTATACCAAATCTTTAGAAATAGTAAAAAAAGAAAACTTGGATTTCATTAAATTAAATTATTCCGAGTTTTATGGTGACAATGGAACTCAGTGGTCTTGGTATAATGTTCCTCAAGATGTAAGAACAAAATTTTGGCCAAACAACCCGAGACTTCCACAGATGGGACTTGACCCGAATGCACCAAAAACAGCTTTCGAAAAGATTCTTAGTCATAAAGGTGTACCATATACTTGTGGTGAAGTTTATTATTGTAATTGGCCTCAGATTGTAAGTAGAGACGGTAACAAAAAAATGTTCTTAGACACAACTTGGGCACATCCATTCGAACAAACGTGGATGAGTCATATGTATCAATTGACAAAGAAAGGTGAGTTATTTAGTGGTTTACTATTATTAACACCCACCGAACATAACAGGTTTGAACATTACGAAAGGGAGTTACGTAAAGAGTCATAACAATATATTTATTGATATGGATTTTTTTATCAAGAAAAATGCAACCCTTCCCGTCTTAAAAATGCAAGTTGTAAAAGACGGTCGCGCTGGTTATATCCAACTAACGGAAGATATTCCAGTGTCAACAATTTTTTTTACAATGATTAATGAAGAAACAGGTATACCTAAAATTGTATCTGCACCTTGTGAGTTTGTTAATTTAATTTTAGATTTAGGTGCTCCACCTGAATATTATATTTATTTCAAGTTTACAAAAAAAGATACAAATGAAGTTGGTAGATATGTTGGTCAATTTTTAATTAAAAATGATGAAGGTGATTTGATTCTACCAATTAGAGAACAACTTTATATTAATGTACAAGAAAGTTTCATTTCGGAAACTGCTTGTTGTTGATTGACTCTAATCTCACAATTTTTTATATTTATTGAGGAAGGTAAATTTCACCAAAGTGTGAAAGCTAATGAACCACCCTACAAAATTGATATGATATCTACCAAAGAAATTGAATCATTTCTGCAAGGAAATGACTCCGAAACTTTTATAGTTGCAATTGAGTTCGATTACGCATCTAATTCCATTTTCAAAATCAAAGAAGAACCAGGTAAAGGAAAAGAAATCCGAAATGATACTTTTATTCCTTTCGCGTGGGTCGGAGATTTACGTGGTCTTAACTTTTATAATAATTCCAAAATAGCCCAAAAACAGGGTATGTCAAAATACGGAATTGTTATTGAAAAACTTGAAACCAAAGGTGATGAAAGACTTGAGAAAGGTTTGACCTTCATGATAAAATCTCTCAAAGGTTATAGAGAATTGATTCAGTTTTTTAGAGATGGTGGTTGTGACCCTTGGGGTGACCAGGCAAAGGATAAAATTATGATTTTACCGCCAGTAGAACAATATCTTATCTCTAAAGAGAAAAGATTGTTTAAAGGATATGATGATTATGACCAAGTTACTCGTCTTGTTTTTGACTTAGAGACTAACGCTCTTAACCCAAAAGATGGTCGCATCTTTATGATAGGAATCAAAACGAACAAAGGATATCATAAGGTGATTGAGTGTCTCGATGAGTCACAAGAAAAAGGTGCTATTATTGAGTTTTTCAATATTGTTAATGAAATCAAACCATCAATTATTGGTGGGTACAATTCAGCAAACTTTGACTGGAATTGGTTATTTGAAAGAGGTCAAAGATTGGGTATTGATATGAGAAAATCAATCAAATCCTTACACCCTCAACATTCATATACAAGAAAAGAAACAATATTAAAGTTAGCAAACGAGGTTGAGGATTTCACTCAAACCTCCATTTGGGGGTATAATGTAATTGATATTATTCATGCGGTTCGAAGGGCTCAGGCTATCAATTCAAACATCAAAGCGGTAGGTCTTAAGTATATTACAAAATATATTGGTCAGGAAGCTCCTGACCGTGTTTATATTGACCACACGGATATAGGAAAAATGTATGCGGCTAAGGAAGAGTATTGGTTGAATACTAAAAACGGAAAATATAAAAAGGCCTCTGAGTATGCGGATTTGGATAAAAAGTTCCCTGGTGTATATGTCAAGACCACTGGTGATAATTTGGTTGAAAGATATCTTAATGATGACTTAGAAGAAACCTTAGCGGTTGATAAAGAATTCAATCAAGCGTCCTTTTTACTTGCCTCTATGATTCCAACAACATATGAAAGAGTTGCCACTATGGGTACCGCTACACTTTGGAAGATGCTTATGTTGGCTTGGTCATACAAACACAACTTGCCCATCCCTGAAAAACAACAGAAGACAGATTTTGTTGGTGGACTTTCTCGTCTTCTGAAAGTTGGTTACTCAAAGAATGTTCTAAAACTTGACTTTTCCTCTCTTTATCCATCTATACAACTTGTTCATGACGTGTTTCCCAAATGTGATGTTTCAGGAGCCATGAAAGCAATGCTCAAGTATTTCCGTGACACCCGTATCAGATATAAACAACTTGCCGAAGAGTTTGAAAAAACTGACCCACAAAAATCTATATCATATTCAAACAAACAATTACCAATCAAGATTTTTATAAACTCGATGTTTGGTGCATTATCTGCTCCACAAGTTTTTGCTTGGGGTGACATGTATATGGGAGAACAGATTACTTGTACTGGAAGACAGTATCTCCGTCAAATGATTAAGTTTTTCATTAGCAAAGGTTATACCCCGCTCGTAATGGATACCGACGGTGTAAACTTTTCGAGCCCCGAAGACGTTGATACACACAGGTATATTGGTCGAGGATTAAATTGGAAGGTCAACGTTGGAAAAGAATACAACGGCCCTGATGCTGATGTAGCTGAATATAACGACATCTTCATGAGAGGTGAAATGGCTTTAGATACAGATGGTATTTGGCCTTCATGTATAAACCTTTCTAGAAAAAATTATGCGGTCATGGATGTTAAAGGGAAGATAAAGTTGACTGGTAATTCCATCAAATCAAAAAAACTTCCATTGTATATTGAAACGTTCTTAGATAAGGGGATTAAGATGTTACTAGAGGGTAAAGGGAAAGATTTCATCGAATACTATTACGAGTATCTCAAAGTAATATTTGACCAAAAGATTCCACTTGCTCAAATTGCTCAAAGAGCTAAAATCAAATTAACTTTGGATGATTACAGAAAAAGATTGACGCAGAAGACCAAAGCGGGAAATAGTATGTCTCGTATGGCTCATATGGAACTTGCAATCCAACAAAATCTAAGTGTCAATTTGGGTGACGTAATAATGTATGTTAATAACGGTAAAAAATCTTCACAGGGTGATGTTCAAAAGATGACGGCTAAACAAATCAAGGACCTAAATGAATATAACAAAACTCAGAATCCTCAAGCTAAAATGGTTGAAGATGGTGTTATTGTAAATTGTTACATGTTAGACTCAAGTACTTTTGACTCAAACCCAAATCTTACGGGAGATTATAATGTACCAAGAGCAATAGTCACTTTCAATAAAAGAATAGAACCTCTATTGGTTGTGTTCAAACAAGAGGTCAGGGATGGTTTAATTGTAACAGACCCTGAGAACAGAGGTATTTTCACAAGTGCACAGTGTGAGTTGATAAACGGTATGCCTTTTGAAGATGGCGACCAAGATAAGTTAGAAGAAGATGTTCTCAATATGACAGAACAAGAATTGGATTATTGGAAACGTAGAGGTTTGAAACCTACTTACATCTATGAACTCGCTGATAAAGATTGGGAAGGAAAATTAGGATTGCTTCAAACCGTCTGATGACAATATATACCAGTGTCCGTTAACAAATAAAAACTCCACACAGGCAAACTTATCTAAAATAAGTTCATCATATTCTTCATCAATTTTACCTACATCAGGTAAAATTATTACCTTTGTCATGGCTTTGATAACTATGTGGTCTGTTGTGGAAGAATCCAAAATCACATTTGAATGAGCAATTCCCCTCACTATAATTTTAGATTCTCCATGTGTTCGGTAATCTAATTCTGATACTACAGAAATTTCTGAAGTATTAACCATGTTACCGTTTATGATTCTTTTTGACGGAATAGTTCTTACAATCGCCATAAATTAAATTACATATATTTGACGAGGCATTGCTCTGAACCTCATTTGTTTATTTAAGTTTTCTGCAATACTAGCCTCCCTCTCCATTACCTTTTCGGGTCTCAATCTTGATAACCAACCATTCTCACCTATCAATTCCTCGAGTAACTTTGATTTTTCGTCCTTACCTTCAGTTGCTAAACTAGCGTAATCCATTGTGATTTCACTGTCTGGTGTTTTCAGGTTACCTGAATATTTCCCTCTGACTCTTGAAAGAGTTTCTTTACAATAAGCTGTGAACCATCTTCTAACCCATTGCTGACCAGGTACATTCAAATCCTCCCAAGACAACTCTTCAATGGGGACATCTGTTGGTAATTTTATAATGTCAGGATTAGCTTTAAGACAAGCTGCCCTGTCTTCTGGTCCTACATCATAATACCAATACCAAACAGCTTTTCCAACATACATGCTATAGTTATTCCAGTTGAATCTTCCACCTGGTGTGTTATATAAAAATATATTTCTTTTTCCATCGGGTAACGCTGTTATTCTATATGTTAATGAACCACCTAAGATTCTATTCAATATGTTTGCTTCCTGCATTCTTATTAGATAGTCAAACCCTGACATCATGAAATAGGAACCTTGATATCCCATCTGTGCGTAACCAGCCTCGTTCGCTCCTAAACCAATTCCTCCAAATCCAAACCCACCAATACCCCCTAATCCGAATGCCGTAAATGGTTGGTTCGAAAACCAAAGAAGTTCATTGACTTCACGACCAGCCGGTATTTCGTAGTTCTGTGTATTTGCACTGAGAATGAAATAATCCTTTTTTAATACCCAAGGGCCTATCGTCTGTAATCCAACAATTTTCGAATATGAAAAAGAAAATTGTTGTTCGAAGTCCATTGTACGTGTAATGAGAGCTCTTGCAACTGACCTTTCTGTCATGTTCAAATTTACCAAGTTTACCCATTGACTATCAATTAACCATTGAAGAACGTACTCCTCGTAGTCCCCAAGTGATAACTCAACCAAAGAGTCTAACATCTCGTCAGTAAGTTCAACACTTCTGAGAGGAGCACCTAATAGGTGTTTAATTCTCGTATAAAGTCGTGACCTCTCTGGTTCTGGAATTGCTGCCATATTCTATAAATATATTCTTTATTCAATTTCGTGTAATAAAGCATTTTTTGGGAATATGTAACGACCGTTTGATATTTCACAATCGTTTTTGAAAATTAAAACATGATTTGATTTAGTTTGAAAAAATATCATCCAATCCACATTATATTTTTTCACATCTGCGTCTGTAAAAATTACATAAGTGTCTTTTGTTGTTTTGAGATAATTGTAAGGTTTGACCTGACATGAGTGAGCTCTATCTTTTATTGTGATAATTAAATCAACACCTTCAATTGCATCCATTTTTTTACCCGCTCCACTAGTTTTTTCGATTGTAGCATCACCCTCAAAATATAAATCTATTTTTTTGAATACACTGTTTTCAGAATCCATTCCACGTTTCCAAGTTTTCAACAAAACTTTTAAGATATTGATGAACTCAGAATTTTCTTTTGAATAAAGTTGGTTAGCAAAATAATCTAAAGCTTTACCAAAACGAATAATTTCTTCAGGTCTCCTTTCCTTTTCATTATAAAAATTGAACATTTTTTCTGGTCTACCTTTTTCTTTAATTAGGTTGTTGACCGCTTTGACCAATAAACAAAAAGTGTTATGGTTGGTATTAAGATTGTTCAACACAGACCTGCCTTGAGATTCCAAATTATAGAAACCAGACATGGTATCATTTGTTTGTTCCGCCCAAGAATCACCAAAAACTTTTCTAAGTGAATTAGTAATCGCTTTGATGTATAGCCTTTTCATAGTCTCATCGAAAAGGATTTCTTTATATACTGAAACATCGTCCTTTGAACAAAAGGTGGCAGTGTCCTTTTCATCAATCAATCTTTTGTACTCAATTTGTTCAAGTAATTTCGTTTTAACTTTCATCTCGAAAAGTTCAGATACAAACTCCCAATTTACTACTTTCCAAAAGTTTGATATGTACTCGTCTCTTTTGTTTTTATATTTTAAATAATAGGCGTGTTCCCATAAATCTAACCCTAAGAGAGGAAACCCACCCCCTTCAATCACGTTCATCAGAGGGTTGTCTTGGTTCGGAGTAGACATAATTTTAAGTTGATTTTTTGGTGTCAATAGTAGCCACACCCAACCAGACCCAAATCTATCTTTAGCAATGGTCTCAAACTTTTTTTTGAAGTTTGTAAACGTGCCAAACTCTTTGGTTATCTTTTTGAATAGTTCGCCTTCCAATTTCTTTGGTTCGGGTGTCAACATATTCCAAAAAAGTGCGTGGTTAAAAGCACCCCCAGCGTTATTTCTAATTGTCTTATCGTATCTGTCGATATTTTTGATGATGTTTTCTAAATCGACATCTCCTTTCTTTTTCTTCGATAACGCATCGTTGAGTTTATCAACATACCCTTTGTAATGTTTGTTGTAATGGAAGTTCATTGTCTCGGGGTCAATGAATTGTTTCAGGGCTGTGTAGGAATAAGGTAATTTCTCTATTCCGATTTTTTTCATCTCTGTAATCAACAACGACTTTTCATTTTGTATGTGTCTTTCTTGAATTTGTTTTTCAATTTGTTGAATCCTCTTCTCTGTGTTCTGCATATTTGTGAGTTATTCGTTTATATAAATAACTCGATATTTTGTTATTTCCTCATCTCGTTTATTCTTTTTAATATTTCTTCTGCTGCATCTGAGGAATCTATGTTGTCACCTAACACAGTTGAAATATTTTTTTTCTTATCATTCACAATCGCATAGATGATTCCTTCAATTGTGTTTTCAAAAATGGGATAATATACTAAAACGTTATTTTTTTGGCCGTATCTATACGCTCTGTCTTCGGCTTGACTCATGTCACCAGGAACGAACGATAAATCGTTGATAATCACAGCTTCAGCTGCGGTAAGGGTCAATCCGACACCAGCGGCTTTTATATTACCAACGAAGACTCTTATATTATCGTTGTCTTGGAATGAATCAACACTCAGTTGTCTTTCCCCTTTGGATAAAGAGCCGTCAACTTTGACTGAGGTCTTACCAAAATGTTCATAGATTTTGTTCAACGATTCAGTAAAATTACAGAATATGATTACTTTTTTTCCTTGTTCTATGATGTTTTCGGCTAGTTCGATTGTTTGGTCGATTTTCTCATTGGCAATAATTTGACGAACCTTTGTGAGTTTTGTAAATTGTACTGTTAATGATTTCGATTCTTCTGGTTTTTTATCTAACCAATTATAATATTCACCCATTACCTCCTCATAGTTCTTTGATTTGAGTCTTAGATATATTGGGGTAATTATTTTTTCGGGTAAATCCAAAACGTCTTCTTTCAATCTTCTTAAAGTTAGTCCCGAAGTACGGTCTCTAAGTTCTTCAAGATTTGATGCACCCATAACATTCCAAACTTTTCTGGCACCTACCTTGAATTGATATCCACTACAATATCTTATTACATAAGCCATCCAATTTTTTGCAACAGGCGAATCCACCAAACTCAATAAGTTAAAATAGTCAATAGGTCTTGATGTCATAGGTGTTCCCGTAAGTAACCAAAGTCTGTCAACTTTTTTTACGATGTCATTTATTAATTTTGTTCTTTGCGCTTGAGCGTTTTTAATATAGTGTGCTTCGTCAATAACCACCAAATCAAAACCGGCTCTAAGAATCTGTGAATCATCTTTCTTTTTCGAATCATGAAAATTTTTTAATATATCATAGTTTATTATGACAAATTCGTGTTCTGTACTGAAACTTTTACCTTCCGAAATATACACTAATTTATCAGTATAGTTTTCGATTTCCCTTTTCCAATTTATTTTTAAAGTTGCGGGACAAATAATCAAAACTTTTTTTGCCCCTGTCTCCAAAGCGGCTATAATAGTGGAAGTTGTTTTTCCCAACCCCATATCATCGGCCAAAATAAACTTTTTGTTTTCAACTAATTTTTGTATAGATTCTTTTTGGTGGTTGAGTGGTGGTCTGTTAGAATATTTGTCATAATTAATTACAACATTTTTCACAGTGTTGTCTTTTATCACCGCGGCCTTGGGTAACCAAAATTCGTAGAGTTCTTCTGTTTCCCAAACCCTTCCCCAGATATGAAATGCTTTATCTTTCTCGGCTAATATTTTTTCTACCCAAACTTTTTTTGGTATGTCGGTGTATAATTTATCATCCGCTAATTTTTGTGCGAAATAAGAATCAAGTATTACCCACTTTCTTGCAACTTTTGGGTTTTGATTGTAATTGTTGATTATGTATTGAGATTGAGCTCTTGTAGGATAAAACTTCTTGTTTGTTTGGAACTTCCTTTTTAATGACAAGATGTAGTTATTGGCACCATCATAGGTTTCCAAATGTGTTATTGCTGTTGACTCTAAAGAAAGATTGCTACTCATTAAATTATTTTAGTGTCGAACCTTCCGTCCTTCCAGTATTCGTCACCTCCATACCAAACGAATATTTCTTCTTCGGGTAAGATTTCTCTCAGAGCATAAAACTCAAATGCATCTAATTTGTAATTAGACCTCCAACATGCGTTTGGCTTATTGTTATGATTATAAAAACTTGAAAACCCAAGACCTACGACTTGTTTCTCCCAATTAGAGTTTCCTTGGGGCCAATTAAATCTGTGATTCATCAAAATGGTACTTGGGACCCCTTTGGGTATTTCAAGGTCTAAGTAAGGACATGTTTCGAAAACCTCGTCGATAAATATTTTTTCCGAAGCAAATACACCTCTCCCGTGAATCGGGCTTTTTGCTAAATAAATTTTTGTTGGTGGGCGTATCATAAGTTTACAATTAATAATAATAATAAATCTAAAAGTATTTATCAATATATGGAAAAATTAGTTCCTATAACTCGACTTGGTAAATTCTTCGGTGGAGAGGACTATACTCTTGATATTGATATGGGAGAGGAGTGGTTGATTGGTGACATGAACTTCACAGTCATTCTTTATAGAATTGATAGATATAAAACCAAAACTGATGATGTTTATGGTGAGGTATTAGAAGATGGTATTCAGTTTTTAGCTCCCGTTGAACTGAAAGGATATGTTCAAGTTATGGCACCAACAAACAAATTTTTAGGTAATTCTAAAATTGAACAACAAGAGCCAGGTAATATGAGATTTAGTGTTTATCAAAAAACACTAGAGGACCTCGGTGTTGAGATTTTCATGGGGGATTATTTGGGATATTATGAAACTGAAGACAGAGTAAGATATTACGTTGTTTCAGATGATGGATTCGTAAGGTCTGATAATAAACACACTTATGGTGGTTACAAACCTTTTTATAGAACTGTGGTTGCAACTTATGTGAGTGAAAATGAGTTTAGAGGTATATAACTTATGAAATACATACTTACAGAACAACAATATAATTTTTTAATCAAAGAAATTGCTTTTGACCCTGAAGTTGCAAAAATACAAAGGGTACTAATAAAAAAATATGATTTGGGAAAATACGGTCCAAATAAGGATGGTGTTGATGGTAAATTAGGACCTTTAACCAAAAAGGCGATGGAAAAGGAGTATGGAAAATCAATGGAACAGTCAATTCTTAAGAATAGACCAACGGGTTTTTTTGACGCGGTTTTGATTGGCGGTTTAGATTATAGAAATGGGGATTTGTCAATTGACCAGCAAGTTCAAAAGCTTTCTACTTCTCTTGGTATGCAAAATGTTAAAGGCTTCAGGTACAATGCTCAGACATCTGATATATTGAGTTTCTTGAAAGACAATCCAAATATACCTGTTTATATGTTTAGTGCGGGTTGTGTTAAAGCAAAAGATATCTCAAGTAGCCAATATGTTAATAAGAGTAAAATCTATATAGTTGAGCCGTATGCTAAAAGTGAAAGAACAAAACAAATTGTTCAATCTGCAGTATCTAATGGTGTCCCATCTAAAAATGTATTTGCTGGACCAAACAAGAGTAGAGGGGATGATGTTGTTAATGGGGCTTCTTTTTCAAACGCTAGAACCCATTGGGACGCTTTGGGTCGTGTAGGATTAATTACAAAAAGTTAAATTATTATGCCATTTCCAAAACAAGTCAAACCAACATTACCTTTAGTACCACAAAAAACTTTATCTGCTCGAAGGGAGCAACTTTTGGAGTACATAAAAAAAGATGGAACTTACTTACCTAAATCGGTTCTTCATGCAGATTTAGATAAAGGTATGTTGGATTTTGTTAAAGAAGAATTACAGGTTGTCACCGCAGGTAAAATTGTTCCGATGGTCGATATAATTTTGACAACACAAAATTGGAGTCAATATGTTGAAACTGCACAATTTGTTAATCGGGATTTTAATGCGGAGCCACCATTTATAACGGTTGTAAGACAACCCGAGGTGAAGTATGGTACAAACCCTGCAGTAATTTATAACATACCAAATAGGAAACAGTTTTACTATGCTACGGTTCCGACTTGGAATGGTAATGTGCAGGGTATGGATATATACACTATTCCTCAACCAGTACCTGTTGATATCACATATAATGTCAAAATAGTTTGTAATAGGATGAGAGAGTTGAATCAGTTCAACAAAGTTGTGATGCAAAAATTTGCTTCTAAGCAAGCATATACTTTTATCAAGGGCCAATACGTTCCAATAATTTCAACAAATATCTCTGAGGAGAATCAAATAAATATTGACTCACGAAAATACTATATTCAGAATTATGATTTTCTGATGATGGGATATTTGATAGATGAAGAAGAGTTTGAGGTCAAACCCGCTATTGCAAGAACAAGTTTGGTTTTTGAGATGGACACTTCGACAAGGATGAGAAAAGCTGAAAAGTGGCCGAAGAATCCTGATGAATTTTTATCTAACTTTTTGTATGTCGTTGGCAATAATATTTTGGAGGAGTATATTGATTTTACTGCTAACATGAATTGGGTTAATTCGACAAACGTTCAATCTTATGATGTATTCATCAACGGTGATTATTTTGGTACGAATGTTAATAGAATTGAAATTACCACAAACGATTTGTTGAGGATTGTGGTTGTAAAAAATGATAATACTCAAGAAGCTTCGATACAGTTTGATAACACTTTAGTTTAATCTTCCCCGTACAAATCCTTCTTTTCTTTACACTTCTCAAGTATAATTTGTTCCAAGAACTTATATATTTTTAGACCTCTTTTGTCACAATACTTTTTTAAGGTTTCGTGTACTGCAGGGTCAATTTTTATATTCTTTATCTCCTTCTTTATTTTCATAGTAGAAAAAAGGTAGAATTAATTCTCACCGTTTACAAATAGATATCCAAAAGTCAAGTTTTTTCATCTTGATATGAATATTTATCAATAAAATAAATCTGCACTAGAATAATTTTATAATGGCAACAGCACAAGTTAATCAAAAAGTTTTTGTATCACCTGGTGTTTATACTTCTGAGACGGACTTATCGTTCGTGGCACAGAGTGTCGGTGTTACAACCTTAGGTTTGGTTGGTGAGACAATTAAAGGTCCAGCCTTCGAACCAATTTTTATAACAAATTATGATGAGTTTCAGGCTTTTTTCGGTGGTTCTGAACCAACTAAATTTGTGAATACACAAATCCCAAAATATGAGGCGGCTTACATTGCTAAATCTTATTTACAACAATCAAACCAATTATTTGTTACGAGGGTGCTTGGTTTGTCAGGTTATGATGCGGGTCCTTCGTGGAGTTTAACCGTAAATGCAAATGTAGACCCGACAACTATTGGTTTGTCTACAGGTGTTGGAACGGCTTTCACAGTCAACTTTGAAGGCAACTCAACAGGAAATACATTCAGTTTCACAACTGGTTCATTACCTCCAGCTGTTAGTGCAGAGCTATTCCAACAATATAGAATGGCTGATGGTAGTACGTCTACTATTTTTGCTGATATATCATCACAAATTGGTACAATTTTAGATACACCATCTTTATCCTCAACCACTTCCGTTTTTTACGGTGCGATTCTTGAGTCAGATTATTGGGATGTTGTTGACCAATTTTCAGCGGTTACAAATCAATATGGTAGTGACTCTGTAAATTTGGGTCAAAACGATTTGACAGCGGCAAGTAATGACGCTTGGTATTACGCTAATTTCGGTAATTATTCTGCAGACAATTATTCAGGATATTCATGGTATTATACTGTATCAAGTTTATCAGGTAATAGTAGTTCAGCTTTTACTGGCACTATCACAGGTATGTCTTATAATTTCTCAGGAACTGCTTTCGGAGAATATAATGGAATGGTAGTTGCTACACTACGTTCTAGAGGTATTTCATTATTCGCGAATGATGCAAGTAGTGTTAATCACGGGCCTGTTTATGAGGTGACTGGTTTAACTGATGTTGAGCTTGTTTGTTCAAATCAGTATTCAGGAATTACAAATGACCCATTTAATGTTGCTGGTTTCTTGATTTCAGGTATCACAAAAGATAATGATACTTTCTCATTCGAAACTTCATTAGCGGCTTCTTCATCGAAGTATATAACTAAAGTTTTGGGTGTTGATAATTTTGGTAAATCGAGAAATGAGGTTCCTTTGTTTGTGGAAGAAATATATCCAAGTAGTTTGGCATACGCATATAATCAAGGTTATATCCGTGGTCTAAATTGTAATTTGATTGCACTAGAGGGTGCTAGAAGTGAGGACCCTTCATCTATCGCTTATAAGGTTACTCAATACAAATCACCAGAAACTCCTTTCTTTGTTTCTGAGTTAAGAGGTAATAAAGTTTATAATTTATTCAAGTTAATTTCTATATCTGATGGTGATTCAGCTAACACTGAAATCAAAGTTTCAATCACGAATATTTCTTTCAACAATATGTCTTTTGATATACTTGTTAGAAATTTCTTTGATACAGATGCTAATCCAATTGTGATTGAGAAGTTTACTAACTGTAACTTAGACCCTGAGGATAATAATTTCATAGGTGTTAAAATCGGTACTTCAAATGGTGAGTATGCATTACTATCAAAATATATCATGGTTGAAATGGCAGATGAAGCTCCTATTGACGCATTACCTTGTGGATTCTATGGTTATAGACAAAGAGAATACGGTGATGTGACAGTCAATCCTTCTCCCTATATAAAATATAAAACTAAGTATGATTTTCCTGGTGAGGTTATTTTGAACCCTCCTTTTGGTACAAGTACTGGTGGAAGTAATACTGTAGAGTCTCCTGGCGATATCGTTAGAAGAACTTACCTTGGTTTCTCTACTCAGATTGGTATTGATGAGTCTTTCTTGTCTTACAAAGGGACTCAAAATCCTATCGATTGGGTGAACTCAGCATTACCTGTTGAGGGTGCTAGATGGAATATACTTTCTAAAGGTTTCCACATGGACTCAGGTGCTACGGTTGTTACAATTGCTAACAGCTTCTTAACAAGTGGTGAAACCGCTTTTGAGTGTGGTACCGCTGATTTCAGAAGCGACCCAGAAACACAAGAGAATCCATATTACTTCATCTTTTCGAGAAAGTTTACTACCTGTTTTGCAGGTGGGTTCGATGGCTGGGACATATACAGAGAGTTCAGAACAAATCAAGATAGATTCCAACTTGGTTCAAACGGTTATTTGGCGGGTGCTTCACCTTCTCCAAGATATCCAACAGCAACAGGACAAGGTTTATTCAAGAGAATTATTGTTCAAAATAATACACAAGATTTCGCAAACACTGACTACTACGCTTATTTGCTTGGTATCCTAACATTTGCAAATCCTGAGTCAACCAACATCAATGTGTTTGCAACTTCATCAATTGATTATGTAAACAACTCCAACTTAGTTGAAGCAGCAATTGACATGGTTCAATTCTCAAGAGCTGACTCTGTATATATTGCAACAACTCCTGACTACTTCATGTATACACCTGATGGAACAAACTCTTTGGATATAATTTATCCTCAAGAAGCTGTTGATAATTTGGACAATACAGGAATTGATTCTAACTATACCGCAACATACTATCCTTGGATTTTAACAAGAGATACGGTTAATAATACACAAATATATTTACCACCAACTGGTGAGGTTGTAAGAAATCTTGCACTTACAGATAATATTTCCTTCCCATGGTTCGCTTCGGCGGGTTACACAAGAGGTCTTGTTGATTCAATTAAAGCAAGAGTGAAGTTGACACAAGAAGATAGAGATACATTATATCAAGGAAGAATCAATCCAATAGCAACCTTCTCTGATGTAGGAACTGTAATCTTCGGTAATAAAACATTACAAATTGCAGACTCTGCATTGAACAGATTGAATGTAAGAAGATTGTTATTACAAGCGAGAAAATTAATTTCAGCAGTTGCTGTTAGATTATTGTTCGAGCAGAATGACCAAATTGTAAGACAACAATTTTTGGATAGTGTCAACCCAATTTTAGACGGTATAAGAAGAGATAGGGGTCTTTATGATTTCCGTGTAACAGTTTCTTCTTCTCCTGAAGATTTGGATAGAAATACACTTTCAGGTAAAGTTTACCTTAAACCTACGAAGGCACTTGAGTTTATAGAAATTGAATTCTTTATAACTCCAACGGGAGCATCCTTCGAAAATATCTAATATAAGAGGGGGGACTTAATCCCCCCTTTTTTTAATTCCCTATGAGAACAATTCTTTTAGAGGCTTTTATTGATGAGAAAACCCCAGAGTTAAAGTATTATGCTTTTGATTGGGATGACAATATTGTTCATATGCCAACTAAGATTTTAGTTAAAGATGACGAGGGTAAAGAGGTAGGTATGAGTACTGAGGACTTCGCTGAATACAGACATCAAATAGGAAAAAGAGATTTCGATTACAATGGTCATACAATTGTTGGTTACTCCGATGACCCATTCAGGTTTTTTAGACGTTATGGTGATAAACAATTTTTGATTGATGCGATGTCCGCAAAGCCAGGACCAGCTTGGAAAGATTTTATGGAGTCTATAAATAATGGCTCAATTTTTGCAATTATAACGGCTCGTGGTCATAATCCTAATATACTCAAAGAAGCGGTTTATAACTATATTATAAACAATTATGAAGGTATAAATAAAGAAGAAGTATTAAAGAATCTGAAAAAGTATAGAAGTTTCACAGACGAGGAAAATCTAACTGATGAAGAATTAATAAGGTCTTATTTGGAATTGAACAAATATCATCCAGTGTCTTTTGGAAACGAAGATAGTGCTGCAAGTCCTGAACAATTAAAGGTGATAGCGATGGATGATTTTGTTAGTTATATAAAGAGTATGGCTGCTATTCTTAATAAAAAGGCATACCTAAAAAAAGATTTAGGAAATAAGTTTATACCTAGCAAGCCAGCTATAGGTTTTTCAGATGACGACCCTAAAAATGTAGAATTGATGAAAAAACATTTTGAAAATAAATTAGATGATATTAAAACATTTTCTACAGCTGGTGGAACAAAAAAAGAAGTGAAATAACGATATCATTTTTAAAAATTAAAGTAAAGAGAAATATTTTCAATAACCCTATATTTATAGGTAATAAACAAAGAAAAAAATCTAATATATTATGGCTGATTTATTAATGAAAATGCCAATACCTTACGAGCCGAAACGTCAGAATCGATTTATTCTAAGATTTCCATCGAGCTTGGGTATTAATGAGTGGTTTGTAGAGTCAACTTCAAGACCGCACATCTCCATTACTGCAACTGAAATCCCTTTCTTGAATACATCTACGTATGTTGCAGGAAGATTTACTTGGCAAACTTTGAACGTAACATTCAGAGACCCAATTGGACCATCTGCATCACAAGCTCTTATGGAGTGGGTTCGTTTACATGCTGAATCAGTGACAGGTCGTATGGGTTATGCAGCGGGTTATAAAAAAGATATTGACCTCGAGATGTTGGACCCAACGGGAGTTGTTGTAGAAAAGTGGATTTTGTACGGAACGTTCTTGACTGATGTTAACTTTAACAATTTAGGATACAACCAAGACCAACTTGCAACAATCACAGCGACACTCAGAATGGACAGATGTGTTCTTGTCTATTAATAGTATTTATAAAAAAAAACAATTGATTATATTTAACCGTATAGGACTAAACTATACGGTTAATTTTTTTTATGCAAGACCAATCAAGAGAATACGGACAAAGAGAAATTACACTTCCACACGACGTGGTACCCTTACCTTCAGGTGGATTGTTTTATAAGAATAAAAAGAAATCACTCAAAGTAGGATATTTGACCGCTCAAGATGAAAACATATTGATGGCGGGAGGCAACGACCTTACTATATCACTACTCAGAAATAAAATCTACGAACCAGACTTAAGAATCGAAGATTTACTACAAGGTGATGTAGAAGCCATTTTGGTATTTTTGAGAAACACAGGGTTCGGACCTGAAATGTCATTATCCCTCAAAGACCCAAAAAATGGAAATCCCTTCAACACAACCGTTATGTTAGACCAACTTTCAACAATCGATGGTCAAAAACCAAACGAAGACGGAACATTTACGATACAACTTCCTAAAACAAACTCAACAGTAAAATTGAAACCCCTCACTTATGGTGAGATATTGGATATTGAAAAACAAGCAGAAACATACCCACAAGGAAGAGTCGCCCCGAAAATTACATGGACGTTGAATAAACAAATTGTTGAGGTCAACGGAACTACCGACAAAGGGGAAATTGCAAAGTTCATAGAATCTTTACCGATTATGGATTCTAAACATATCAGAAAGTTCTTGAATGAAAATGAACCGAGATTGGACATGGTCCGAGTTGTAATAGCCCCATCAGGAGAAAAACTAGCTGTCAATGTTGGTTTTGGGGTTGAATTTTTTCGCCCTTTCTTCTGAGTATAGGAAAGGACAAATCAACGAATACTATTATCTTACAACACTGATGAATGTCAGTTACACAGATTTTGAAAAAATGCCAATTTTTATTCGAAAGTACATGTTGGATAAGTGGATTGAAGAACATAAGAAGGACTGAGAAAAATCAGTCCTTTTGTATTTATATATTAAATAACCTTCTATGTTTCAAATGAGTGGTGAAGACCCAAATGTAAAATCTCTTAAGAGTATCACAGACGAGCTGACTGATTTAGGCAAAAACTTTGGTGCTAGATTGGGAGACACGATGACAAACCTCATCGTTAAAGGTTATGAAATCAATAAGATTTTCGGACAGACTGGGGAAAGGTTAGTTGAGATTCAACAAGCGGCCGCAGACGCAATACCATCCATAACAAGACTTGGTGGTAATATTGATACCGTCGGTCTAATTATGTCCGAAGTTGCAAAGGAATCCCTCAGAAACACAATTGCGACCACAGACCAGATGGAGAAACTCTATGCTACCTTTAGGGTAACGGGAGTAGGTGTGGGAACATTGACCAAGAATTTTTTAGAAGCCGGATACGGATTGAACAAGGTTGGGGATGAGATGGAGAGCGTAGTCAACTATGTTAGAAGTATCGGGGGAAATGTTGAACAAGTTACAAAATCTGTTGTGAGCAATCTCGACCATGTTAACAGATTTTCATTCGAAAAAGGTGTAGTTGGTTTTACCAAAATGGCGGCACAAGCTTCCATTTTGAGATTCGATATGCAAAACACTTTGGATTTTGCAGATAGGGTTATGAACCCCGAAGGTGCAATCGCCATGGCATCCGCATTTCAAAGACTCGGTGTTGCTGCAGGAAGTATAGGAGACCCATTCTCCATGTTGAACCAATCCATAACAGACCCATCAGGTCTTCAAGATAGTTTGATTAACATTGGTAAACAATTTGTTGAGTTCAACAAAGAAGCAGGTAAGTTCCAAATTAGTAGAGAGGGTGTCTTAAGATTACGAGAAGTAGAACAAGAGGCTGGATTGATGAGAGGAAGTTTATCTAAAGCAGGGATTGCTGCTGCAGAACTCGATGCAAGATTATCCCAAATAAGTCCTTCAATAAAGTTCAAAAATGAAGAAGATAAGATGTTGCTTGCTAACATCGGAAGAATGGGTGATGGTGGTCAATACGAGGTGCAGATTGAACCAGGTGGAGAATATGTGAAATTTAATCAATTGGGTCAAAAACAAATAGATGAGCTTATAAAAAAACAAGCCGACGCTCCAAAAACTATGGAGGAAATCGCGAGAGCTCAGATGAGATTCGACGAAACAATCTCCGCAGATGTAAAAGTAATTAAAAATACACTTCTTTATGGTGCCGCAAGTCAAACAGGTGTTTTAAGGGAAACGCAAAGGGTGGGTAATGTTGCTAGAAATATGGGTGGAGAAATCTCTGGTATGGCTAGCACACAGGGCACCAGAAGAATGTTTGAAAAAGCGGGAGATGTTCTCTTACAACTCGGGAAAGATATTTTACAAGGTAAAGGTATGACAAACGCCGATAAGTATGCCAAGGCTTACGAAGGACTCGGCACGGAAGTAAAAGACTTTTTGAAGGAAGCATTCGGAAAGGCGGTAGAAGCGGGGAAAAAAGAACTCAAGGCTGACGAACTTACCTTTATCAAAGACTTCTTGAAAAAACAAGGATTTGACTACAACGATTCTTTAAAAACAATCAACGATAAATTAGAGCAAAACAAAACCCAAACCCAAACCCAACCAACAACAATACCCTACCAAATGCAACCAGCCAACACTCCAAAACCTTTGGGGATTGATTTCAAACCAGATGAAAAAGTAAGAACAGATTATCAAAAACAGAATGTGCCTGAAAATTTTGTTCGAGGTGATAGAGAGATGGCACAAGCCGTGACAAATGTCAACCAAGAGAACGGGAACATGACAATTACACAAAAAGTCTCAATCGACCCATGGACCATAACGGTGAACGCACCGGCAGGAGTTGACAAACAATATCTAAGTAATGTATTGAACTCTAACGAGTTTAAAGCAGGGTTCACAGAACAAATCATGAAATACATGAAAGTTGATAAAGCGAATCAGACCATGCCTCCTTTCGCATATCAAAAAATGGTTTAAAAAAAACCATAATTACCTATTTATAAGAAATAATATTGAGTGGGAAGTCCTTTAGATTTTGTAAGTTCAGACGGTTTCAGAAAAAGGCTCATAACCAGAAACCTTACACCGTATGCTAAAGCACCAAGTAGACCGACGCTCCCCATAAATGTAGAATACGTTCAGTCAGATACCTCCGTACAAGATAGTCCCGACAAGTTAATTGACGAACCATCTTTTGCTAATCAACTTTATCCACTTAACCAGTACGGAAATGAAGGTGGATATAAACAAGCACCTGACCCAAATGCACTACTTAACTCTAAATCAAATGAAGGGGAGTACGGAATACAAGATGCAAGGATAATTGACGAAGCTTTACCCGAATCACAAAAGTGGAAACCACTCAACACTTTTTCAGACGGTAATCAATTACAAATTGACGGAGCTGAGTTCATATCAAGTTTAAATCGACCAGCAGGATACTCCAACAGATTCAATAACCAACCATATCCACAGTTCGTTTATTCAAGTTATGGTCCCGTTTCAATTCTATTATCTCCTGACCCACAGGGTAGTAACGGGCTATTGAGTAGGGACTCATTTATTGCTAAATTGGGTGCAGCGACTCTTAGAGATTTATTCCAAAAAAGAATCGCAACGCAGATTGTGAGAAAAACGGTTGGAAGAGTTAACGCGTTCAATGTAAGAGGAGGAACAGATGTTTTAAGTATTGTAACAGGAAGAGTTCCAATTATAGAACCAAATTACCAAATCACAATTCCTGCTAACCCGATAATTGCGGCGACAGATTTTGCTTTGAGACTTGCCGGAAGTACAATCCCTATATCACCAATTCCAGGAAACTACTTTGACCCTAACACATCACTTATACAACCTACGACAATCCAACAAATGACTAACGCGTTTAGAAAGTCTGGTGTCGGTAAGTTTTTCAATAGATTGTTGGGTGGTGGGCAGACAGGTTCACAAATCATGTATAATAACATGGGTGGTGGACAAAAGTCACGTTTATTTAATAATATAAATTATAATAGATACAAACCTAGTCTGGACCGAACTTTGTTTGACAGAGTTGTAGGTGC